TCGATCCCCTCCCCACCGGAGCCCTCGCCGTCTATGACCGCGATATCGATGTTGCTGCCGTCGTTATCTCTTCCAACGGTACCGGTCCCGAGAGCCGTGTTTTCGGTGATCGCGTTGTTGTTCCTGAATTCGAAATCTTCGCCAACCCCACCGTTCGTATTGCCGAAGTTAAGCGCCGCCGTTTCAACGTCATTGACCGTGCCGTTCAGAAGGCTCGTCAAGAAATCATGGCTCAAGAAGATGCCAACGTCTTCGCCGCCCTTGATTCTGCTGCTCAAGTTGAAAACTCTGTTCAAGACATTGCCGACGCTGGTCTTCTCAAGAGAGACCTCGTTGAACTCAAGCAACAAATTGATCGTTGGGACCTCGTAACCACCAAATTCTTCATGAACATCGTTGAATTCACCGATATCCTCAAGTGGGGTTCCGGTGGTGGTCAAGGCGTAGGCGGCGGTGATGTAGATCCCGTTACCATGCGCGAAGTCCTCCAGACCGGTCTCTATGCCCACATCTGGGGTTCTGACATCATGGTAAGCAAGATCGTTCCCCCCGGCACCGTTTACGGTTGCGCCGATCCCGAATTCGTAGGCGTTATGCCCGTTCGCCAGGACATCGAAGTTCTTCCTGCTGACGAGCCTAAGCAATTAAAACTTGGTTGGGTTGTTTCAGAAATAATTGGAATTGGGATCGTCAATCCTCGTGGCGTTTCCGTTGGTCGCAAATCAGCCGTCGTTGGTCCTGAGACCTGATAGTTAAAAGCTAGCTTAAGTTAGTTTTAAAGAGAGTCGCATTTCGCGGCTCTCTTTTTTACATTTTGCTGCTGCTCTAAGAGGGCTAAAAATTTATCATACTTCCTATCCAGTCTCGCAAATGGGCTAGATTTAGAATATAGCCAACTGGACAATAATAATACTTTTTTATTTCCATTAGACTCTATTTCGTATGTATTATTTCCACTCTTAGAGATATAAGAGAGATTAACTTTTAGATTTAAATCTTTCTCTATAATAGAGATTATATCTTTAGCACATTCTTGTGTGGTGACTAATGACCACTTCCACTCTTTATTAGATCTGCAGGCTAAACTACCGTCACCATCAAACATTCCTCTTATAAAGTGTACCCTTAAAGTTTCACTTAGCCAATCAGGATATTTGATAATAAAACTTTTGGCTTGCGGACACCCTAATTTATTTAGGGTTTGGCATAGATGCTTGCTATAAATCTTTAAAGTATAATATTGATGATTGTATTTGTTTTTATATAATTTAATTTTACTTTCGGGTAGATTAAAAAATTTACTTAATTTTTTTAAGTGGTCTAGATCGCTTACCTGCAATGAAATGGAAACTGTATTGGTTGAATTATTGTTATAGGCGTCTGCGTAGAAAAAGCCTAACCAGTATGCTTTTTCCTCTGAATCAATGCAGTCAAATATTTTTTGATTAAAGTCTGTAAATCTATGAGATTGATTTTTATCCCTTAAAATACCAGAACTTTTTGCCCATGAAATAATTCTCCTCTTGTCAATTCCATATTTACAAGAAATATTTTTTGCTGATACACCTTCTGCGTATAACTTTAAAATAAAGTCTATTTTATCATTGGAGAACTCTTCTTTTTTTAAGAAAAAATTATTATCTTTAATAATTTTCTTTAAATTCTCCAAGGGAAGATTAATTTTAGACTGTATCCTTTTTAGAGATAACCCCCTCTCTACCATTTCTTTTATTTGTGCTTCAATCATAAAAACATGATAATCACCCTTGTACCAATAATCAATCATTTACCTCCCAATTTAAAATAAAAATGCGCATAATCTGCCATATTAATTATGAAAAATAAAAAATATAAATGGGCAGGCAGTGAATTTTCTGGATCAAGAAGCTGGGATAGTTTATCTAGACCGACAAGAGATCACTTCGGAAGAGTGTACGATCTAGATGATAAGCCACCTGAAACAGTTCAAGAAGCTGCCGATTATATCCGCCGAAGAACGGAGCAGGATAAAAGAAGATCGGAACTTGACAGCGATATGGCTCATAGACCTCATCACAAACCCATGGATTACATTCGGGACGCAGAAGAATTTCCCTATCCTTTTGGCAGATCACCAGCTCAAAGTCCCTCAACTTCGAGCCAATCCGCCTGGCAACCAGCAAGACCTACCAAGACTCAACAAGAGATGGATGCAGAGATTGAGGCGGCAAGGCAAGCAAGTAGGGAGAAGGCAATTAATATGATGATGGAAGCTCTAGACATGACCAGAGAAGAGGCTGTGGAGTTTATAGAGGAGGAAACCAAGAGAAAAGCGCAAGAGTCTAAATCTAAGGCAGAGGAGCAGGTAAAGCAAACAAAAGACCGCTTAAGTGAAGCCGATAAAATGCTTGGGGAAGAAAGCGATTGGAATACTCCCGATACTGATGCCCATCGGCAAGCCAAGAAGGCTTTTTTGGAGTGCTTTTATTTATTAAAAAAATAGCGTCATCTTAACAATCGCCTTGTCAGTGGTTATCTTGTCAAGAACTTGTTATTATAATTTAGAAAGAAGGTTATGTCAGCTAAAGTTAGAACTCAGAAGCAGTCTGAAAAAAGATCTCAATCAGATTTTGAGAGAATTGTTTCTATTAATGGAAACCTACTCACTACCGGGTATATTGACTCCCTCTCCAGGGAAGAGAGATTTGCTTTAATTGAACCTTTATTTCAACATTTTAGATCTACTGGCTGGATTTATCCTGACAATTTAACTAAAGTAATTTCTAGTTGGAAAAGACTGTGTCAGTTTCAACCTGATCTCAGTAAAAATGAACTATTTAATAATGACTCCCTGGCAACCGATATTTGCAAATATTTTTGCCATAAATTTTATGAAGCCACAGAAAGTGGCTACCCTACCATGAAAGAAATTTTTAACGATGATGATAAGCTAAGAAAGCTAATTCAAAATCGTTTGGGCTTAGACTGGAAGGATCCTGATAATGACGAAACGTTCAACATTTGCTTTCGCATGATGATTCAAGGCATGAGATCCTCTCGCGTAGTTCCCAGCATTTCTATTTTTAAACCCTCTATTGCCAAATATATGTATATGAAATACAGCAATGAGGGAGATACCGTTTATGACTATTCTTGCGGTTGGGGAGGTAGAATGTTAGGAGCTGCTGCCTGCCGAAGAAAATATATCGGCACTGATCCCTGGACCACAGACGAATTAGATGCAATGAAAGGTGCTCTTAAATTAGAAGATATAACCTTGATCAATAATGGCTCAGAGCACGTTAGGCTGGAAGAAAATTCTATTGATTTTAGTTTTAGCAGCCCTCCCTATTATGATCAAGAAGTATATTCTAAAGATTTAGCTCAGGCGTATAATCAAGGAGAGGATTATTTTTACAATATCTATTGGAAACAAACATTAGAAAATGTTAAATTTATGTTAAAACCAGGAAAATGGTTTGGATTAAATGTTAAAAATTATCCCCGAATGTTGCAAATGGCAGAAGAGGTATTTGGTCCGGTAGTAGAAGAAGTTTATTTAAGAACCGTTCGCAGTCACTTAAACAAAGGTGCCGGAATTACCAAGAACGAATCAATTTATATGTTTATCAATAATAAGTAAGGGCAGCTGCTCCAATGCAAAAGGGTTGTAGAAAATTCTACAACCCTTTTTTTATTTTTTAAATTGCTCTTCAAAGAAAAGACGCTCTAGCATTTCTTGAAATGATTCTTTTTTATCTGCAGGTTCTGGCAACTCATCATCTTCTTTTTTTATTTTTTGCTTTTCTTTTTCTTTTAGCAAAGATTTTTGAAATGATTGGTCTGATTTATTTTTAAAATTATCTGCCAATTGCAATATTCTTTCTATTCTTTCTACCTTAGAGTGAGTCATTTTAACCTTATTTAATGCTAATTCTTAATTTATCTGCTATTTGAGGAAATGTTTTGGCATATTGACCAACAGAATTTGAAATTAAATTAATTATATTAATTAATTGCGTAACATTTCCCTTGGTAATTTTAGCCTCTGGATTTTCTAATTTTGTCTTAAAGCTAGAAAGATATTCTGTAATATTGGGTATGTTTCCGGACATGGAGGGAGAAATAGAGTTAATAACCTTTAATCTTTCTATCATCTCTGACACCAGATTTTGATGAACTTTAAAAAAGTCTATTAAAATAATTTTTGTCTCTTGACTAATTGGCTGATCCATTGGATTAGTTGTTTTTAGAGCCGCTGGATTAACGGTTGGTACTTTAGGTAAATCAGCAATTTTAATAAACGGAATGCTTCTAGACATAACTATATGTTAAAAAATTAGTTAAAATAAATGAATAAAATAATATTAATATAGGTGAAATATGTCTTATACCAATATTAATAAAAAAACTCAAGGCAGAGATTATAATTTTTTTGAAAGAAAAACTATAACCAGCGCTAGCTTTGGCGATCATCCTGATATGGTAATTACCTTTCCAACTACCGGAATTATTTTTTTAAATGAGGGTACAGGAATTATCGAAGTGTCTTTTAACGGCAATACGGTGCATACAGAACTAAACTCTGCAGATGCTACTAAGGGCTTATCTTTTGATAATAGAACGGTATCATTAATATGGTTTAGGGTAAAATCTGGAGGTCCAAGCATTCCAGTTAGAGTTGAGGCTTGGTAGAACTTTAAATAAAAGGGAAATTTTATGTCTGGTACCCAATTATTGGATAATGTCGCCGCTACATCTAGATCCGGTCAAGCAATTGTCACTGAGTGGACCACGTCGTACACCTCTATTTCTGATAGTAAATTACTATTCAATCTTAGCTTTACCTCCTTTGCATCTGCGACTGGTTTGAAAGTTTTTGATTTATTGATTGATGGTAGCGTTGCTGCCTCGACATCATTTTACTTCAATCAAACCGACATGCACATGACCATACCATGTACATTTAATGTTGAAAATTTATCTGAAGGCTTACACTCAATACAGGTCAGAATACCTGCCACCGTTGTTGTCGATATTCAAGATCGTGCTCATCTAACTGTCATTGAAACAATGAGTGATGGTGCTGTTGGACCTACGGGAGCTCAGGGAGCTACCGGTCCTACAGGTGCTCAAGGGGCTGTTGGATCTTCAGGTGCTACAGGAACTACTGGACCAACCGGAGCTACCGGACCCACAGGAGCTCAGGGAAATGCCGGAGCTACTGGACCTACAGGTCCATCTGCCAACTTATCAGCAGCTAACTATATAGTTCAAGGCTCATTAAAGCCCGTTGATGGTTACGCAGATTATCAATTCATACAAGATGCAGAGGATACGGTTATTCACTTTATAGATCAGGATGATCCAAATGGGTGGTGGGATCAAGGTACTTATAAATTTCAACCAAATATTCCTGGATACTATACAGTTTCTTTTTGTGCCCTATATGAAGCCACTTCCGCTGGAGGCAATCCCGGTTGGTCTAATTGTCAAATAAAAAAGAATGGGGCTACCACCGTATATTTAGCAGAGGCAATTGGAGAATATCGAACTACCATTACAGGAACTAGAGTAATTTACCTCAATGGAACCACTGATTATATTCAATTTGTTACCTATCAAACATCTGGAGGAGTTAGAAGGCTAGTGAGAGAGGCGGCGGGCGCTACTTCTTGGTTCTCTGCGGTCCTTAATACTTCAGGAGGCTATGCCGGTCCTACTGGACCCACCGGACCTACTGGCGCCTCTTTTACCGGAACGAGCTCTCAATTAGCTGCCGGTAATGGATCTAACGTTACAGTTGGTCCTGGCTTAAAATTAACTTCTGGAACCTTATCATCTGCAGTTGGGGTGGATTCCATATTTGTTGGAACCGCCTCTACAAATTCTGTCTCCGGATTACCCCTTATCATAGGCAAGACTTACATAGATCCCACACTGTTATCTTCCTATACATCCATGAAATTTGAAGGATTGTTATCCTCTAATGGATCTGACACTGTCACCCTTGAATTATATAATCCCGCCACTAACACATTGGTCACCTCTATTTCTACATCTTCGGGTACGACCACTTTTCAAAATAGCTCTTCCCTATCAATACCAGGGACTGCAACTATTTACGAAGCCAGATTATACACCAGTAATGCATCCACCAGTGTATCTTGCAACATGGCAAGATTGAGATTTTATTGATCAAATAATTAACTCTATAATGTGAGGCAAAAAAATGGATAATAGAGAAAAAGTTTTACAATTAGTAAAAGAATATTCTGGAGTATCCGTATCTTCCAATAGGTCTAAGTATGTAGAGTTACTTGGTCCCGATGAAACAAAGGCAATGCGGGATTATTTTTGCGATCCTAAAACTAGCGGATGCGCTCTAACTATTAGAGGTCTTTGGAGAATCTTAGGTCTTGACGATAAAAGAGTTAAGCCAAACTATGTTTTTGGAAAAGCAATTTCTTGGTTGGTTGCAATAGCCAGAGATAAAGGGGCTTGGATTGCCTCTAAAGAAAAAACCTTTCCCAAACCAGGAGACTTTGTTTTGGTTGGAGGGGACAAGGTTAAGGATGGCGGTGTAGAGCACGTTTTTACGGTAATTTCTTGTGAGCCCGATGAGAATGGAGGGGCAACCATCACTTCCATTGATGGCGGTCAAAGAGATGATCAGGGTCAGCAAGCCATCTTTGAAAAATCTCGTCGTTGGACCTGGAGAAATGGTGCCTTTTGGGATGTTTCCGCTAAAGGGTCCGATCCTGGATCTAATGCCCCTGGTGGTAGAAGGGTAATTGGTTGGGGAGATATTGAAAAAATATTACAATAAATTTATTTTTTTAAATTTTCTATCTAAATAGAGAGTAGCATCCTTATATAAATAATTTTTTATTTTTAATACAGATTTATTTCCACTTGTTGAAATTTTAAAAACGCTTTTATGCTTTAAAATTTTAAACTCTTTAATTTTAAGAGCCCTTGAAAATATCTTCCTATATTGATCTATAAAGGCTTCTGTACCGAGGATACTCCAACTAAGCTGCTTAACGGTTCTACCTTTTCCAAGACCAGAATAGGAAATGGTGCCATCGCCATCAAAATAGCCCCTCATAAAATGACTAATAAGATCGTGATTAATTAACCATTCTGGCATTTGGTATATTTTAGTTTTGTTTGGAATAATACCAAATCTCTTCAAATCATCCACTAGCTTTGAATTGGCTATCTGTAACTCTACGGAATTAGATTCTTTATTGACCAGCTTGCTTTTCTTAACTAAATACTTTTTGATCGGATGAGTGCTATCTAATGTTTTTTTTATTTTTTCTAGATGTGCAAAATCTTTTTCTGATAATGTTATTTTTAATATTTTTGAATATTTTCTATATTGAACAGATCCGTCTGCAGCAACAAAGCCAGCTAAATAAAAGCTTTCAGGGGTATCTTGCTCAAAGAAATTTTGATTGCAAGAATAAACTCCCTTATATTTTTTAGAGTACTTTAAATTAAATTTTTTAGCATATCCATAGATTGTATCAATTGGTATTGATAGGTGATCCGATACCTTTTGCAAAGATCCAAGCTCTTCATACCAATATTCTAGCATATCTTTAGATAAACTATTTTTTATAGTCATAAATAAAATATAACAACGGAGACTTTTTATGTCAATAAAAGCACGCGGAGAGCTATTAGAACCTAATGATCAGGTAAGTTTGACCGTGCAATATAAAGACGCTAACGGCAACTTAGTTGATGCCGATTCTTTTCCTACGGTAACTGTTATGAGTCCTACGGGCTTGGTTTCCTTTGGACCCACCTCTACCGGCGTAGAGAGGGTGAGTATAGGAAAGTATTCTTTTTTATATAACGTAGCTTATGCGCCACCTTACGGAGTATATCAGGACATCTGGTCCGCTAGTATTGGCGGAAACAGAGTAGAAACAACGTTCAGCTTTGTGGTTAGTCATACAGATCTGCCTAATTTTAATTCTGATGGATATCTCCATCTTGGGGATGATCCCGGAACCCAATACTCACAAACAGCCATTGCCAATATTAACAAATTATTAAAACTTTTAAAAAGAAGATTAAATAGTTCTGGTAAGGTAAAAAGCAAAGATGCTTATGGAAATACTGTTTATTTGGACTGTGATATTTTTTCGGTAGATCAGTTAGTAACATTCCTGGCAGGAGCTCTTTGGGACTTCAATCAAACTCCCTACTTTACATTTTTTCAATTTGACGATGACGCCTTTGTTAACCAATTTGGAGAAATTATAGTCGAAGGAGCTACCTTATACTCGCTAACCTCTAGAGCTTTAATAGAAAAAGGTAACGAATTAAGTATCACCGATAATGGAATTAGCTTTAATTTACCTACTGTATCAGAAGTTTTGGGAACTCAGTGGAGTACTACTCTAAGTAACTACTGGGAAAAGTTAAAATATATCAAAAATAGCTTAAGACCTCATCCCAAATCGCTGGGAGTTTGGTCAATGGGGGCAGGGGTTAACCCCGCCGTGAGAAGGCTAAGACACCTTAGAGAACGTAAGATACTGTAGCGAAAGTTAGCTAGTTACCATTAAATTAGAGAAAGTTAGATTTAAATATAGTTATATATTAATATGTGCTAGATCTAGATTTAATTAAAAAACACTTAGAATTAAACAATGGCAATATTTCTCTAACTTCAAAAGAACTCAAAATAAGTTATTCTTCTTTGTATTATTTTGTTAGAACTAACAATATATTTTTTAAATTAAATAGGAAACCTCTGCCTAGTAAAAAATTATTAGAGGAAGCTTATGGAAGATTAAAAACAATTGGCTTAGTGGCTAAAGAGCTTTCCGTATCAAAGCAGGGTGCCCTATATGCCATGAAAAAACATGGAATAAAATACAAACCATTAACAAGATATACCTGCGATGATGATTTTTTTAGCAGAGATACGGAAGAGGCTTTTTATGTAGCTGGTTTTATTGCGGCAGACGGGTGCGTGAAGCATAGAAAAAATAAAACAGGGTCTATTACATATGAGATATGTATCGGGTTAGCCGAGAGGGATCGAGATATTGTTTATAAAATAAAAAACTTACTCAAGGCAAATAATCCTGTCAGGCACATGGAGTCTAAGGATGGAACCAAATCAGCCTCCTTTACAATAGTGTCTAAAAAAATGGCAGATGATCTATTTAATAGATTCAACATTGTTCCCAGGAAAAGTTTAATTTATCAGTTTCCAAAACAGATAGAAGATAGCCCTTTAATACATCATTTCATGAGGGGGTATAATGATGGCGATGGTTCTTTTTTCTTTAATACGTTAAAGAAAAATAAAAAAACAAAACAAGTTTTCTTTTCTTTGCGCGGTACCACTTGGTTTCTAGAAAAATACAGAGAAATTTTAGAAAAAAATTGCAACATCTCTAAAAGGACATCTCCTATAAGGAAAAATTCAAATATAGGAGTTTTAGATTATGGAGGTAACGGAGCTATTACCTCAATCAAAGAATTCCTGTACAAAGATGCCACCGTTTATTTAGAAAGAAAATATTTAATAGCCCAGCAAGCCAAAATAAACTCCGAAAACTGCGCCTCTGGGTTAAAAAGATTAAATAAAATAGGAATTGATGAGCTTGCCAGACTTTATAGTAAAAATAAAAGCCTGACCGCCTTGGCTTCAGAGCTTAAGACTAGCACGTCTAGATTGAGAAGTTTTTTTAAATTACACAATATAAGCTATCTTAAGAAAGAAAAAAATTATTTTGATGAAAATTTATTTGAAAACTTAAGCGAAGATAGCGCTTATTTAATTGGTTCCTTAATTGCTCTTGGCGGAATTGACAAAAAAGAGCCAAGAATAAAATTTTGCGCCAAAAGAGAACAAGAAATATTAAAGATAAAAAATATTTTAAAATATAATGGAAAAATCAGACAACAAAAGTCTAAATACTACTTTATAATTTTTAGCAGAAAAATAAAGGAAGATTTAATAAATAATTTTAACCTATATTCTGTAATGGGCAATTTCATTCCTAGAGCCATAGAGCAAGGCAATTGCTTAAGCCACTTTAAAGAAGGCTTTCACAACGCCATCAAGTAGGTTTGGGGTGCCTAATCCTCTTAACCCCCTCTAAAAAATTATCTTTAGCCGAATACGGTCTTAAATTGGATAAAGCCCAGCACTCTTGAAAAGAGACATCTTCCATGGAATTGTATTTAAAACTAGACTGCGGGATGATGTGATCTATTTGCCAGGTCCAAGTTGCAGGATCTTCATCGTTCCAAGATTTTGGATTATATTTTCCATGATTTTTCCAGTTCATCCATGGCTCAAAGATACTCTCTAAATGAGATCTTAAATCTTCAATGGAGTAAGGTAGATATTTTAAATATGATTTTTTATTTTTATTTAAATAAAAATTTATACCGGAAGAAACGCAACAGCGTAATTTAAAATTAATATTTGTTCTTCTTTTTATTTTATAATAGGCGTTTCTTCTTAGCAAGACTTCAGTTCTGGTTTTTTTAACTTTATCTTTTTTAAAAAGAGATTGGTAGCGGTCTCTTTTGCGTTTAAGAATTTTTTCTTTATTTTGTAAATAATAGGATTGATCGTACCTTTTCCTATCAGTAGAATCATGCTTAAGCCTAAAATCTTTCATATATGTGGCATTACATAATTTGCATTTAGGATTTTTTTGTTGAAAATGAGATGGAGAAAATTGATCTTTATTTTTTAAAATCTTACATGAACGACACTGCTTTTGCATAGTTCTATTAATTAAATGACATTAACATTATGATCCAGGGTAAAAAGAAATATACCATCGAAGAAATAAAAAGAAAGCCCCCTGAATTTTTTTTAAATTTAATCCAACAAGCCAAGGATGAATTAAAGAAAGATTCTGTAATGAAAAAAGTATTTAAAGACCATGACGTGGATATGGAATTTCTTGACTTTATTCCAGTTAAGTTTGGAAAAATCAAGGTAAGCGCTACCACGGTTGGTGGAGTAATAGCTTTAAATTACAAATTGCTGCTAGATGGAGTGTTTTTTGAAGACTATGGTTATCTAGTTCATGAAATTACTCACTATTTACAGCAATGCTTTAGAGATCATCCCACACAGGGCGCAGAAGATGGAGATTATCTGGATAATCCAGACGAAAAAGAAGGTTTCCAATATCAAATTAAGTACATTCATGATGAATTTGGAGATGATAAAGCAGAAGAGTATGTAGAAGAGCTAATGGATCATCATGAAGTAGAAAAAGAAGAAAGAGAAGATAAAAAAGATTCTCTCATGAGCAAGATCTAGAAGTACTAGATAAGAGATCTACTACACTCTCCCTACCATATGTCCCAAGAGTTTGTCGAGTAAGAGTTCAAGAATAATTAATAATAATTAGGAGAATAAAATATGATTTTCTATACTTTTACTTCTGACGTTGGTTTGGACTCTGCTTTTTCCAAGGGCGATGGTTATACTGTTAATTTAAAATGGTATAAAGCTTGGTCATCTACCGATCAGCCAATTGCTTATTATTTGTATTATAGTACTGAAAAGGAAAATGTTTTTTCTGATGGCGTTAAATTTATTTCTTTTGATGGTTACACAGAGGCTGATATAGTTGATTTAGATCCAGGGCAGCTATACTACTTTTCCGTTAGACCAATTGAATATGATGATATTTTAGTTGATTTATCTAGTTTACCAATCGCTTACGGTAATTTAAAATTTTTTCCAGAATCTCTTTTGAGAGAAGATATTACTGATGAAAGTTTAATTATTCCTCTTTTAGATACGGATGGATTTCCAGATTATGGATTTGTTAAAATTGGAACTGAATTAATTCAATATTTATCTGTTGATAGAGTGAATCATGATTTAATTTTAAATGATATTTCTAATCGAGGCGCTTATGAAACTTCGGTTACTATCCATCAAATGGATGGATATGATGGTTATGCTTATTGGAGCCCATCAGTAACTTATTCCCTAGGCAAGGAAAGTTTAATTTATGATCGTGTCTATGCTTGCCAGAACAGAATAGATGTTCCAAATTATTCTTATACCGAAACAGACGGTTACAAACAGATAGAAAAAGATTTGCTAACTTCTGATTTATCCGGCAGCGATGAGTATAATGAAGACTTTAACTCTTATGATTATGATGGGTGGCATAGGACCGACCCGGTCAAACTGGTTAGCGGAGAATGTGTTGGAAGTTATTTAAGCGGGGAGCAGTTCTGCGCTGATGGTTATGGCGGAGTTGGTAGGATGGTTAGAGGTATACCCTTACAGGAACGAGCCATGCAGCGACAGGAATATCTTCTTTCTATTACCGGAGAGCCAGTCGTTTTGCTAAGGAGAAAAAGAACTGGAGTAATTTGCAAGTGCGTTTTGCCAACTAGCGAATATCCAGATGATAGGTGCCCTTACTGTTATGGCGGTAAATTTGTTATGGGTTATGATCAGTATTTTAACCCCAGAAGATCTGACGGTAGAATTATGGTCAGATTTAGCAATACCGATGAAGATGTAAAAATGAATGAGGCTGGATTAGAATCTGAATTTAGCACAGATTGTTGGACCTTGACTGTACCTACCGTTAAAGATAGGGACATTTTAGTTAGATTTGACCAGGATGGCAATGAAGAGTACAGATACGAAGTTCTTTCTGTTAACAGAAATAAAACCGTTACCCAATTACAAGGTGCTCAAAAAATAAAGGTTCAAAGAATCAGAAAATTTGATAAAGCTTATCAAATTAAAGTTTTCAGAGATACCTCTACCTTGCCTGAAAAAATAAATACCTCCATTACTAATGCTGTTGGTTTAGGTTTACATAAGCACGAAATAGTCACTACCAATAAGCCCATTTATCAATTTAATCAATTAACCAGTGTCAATCAGGGTCATAATCACGAGGTTGTTTGGAATTCAAATACTGGAAGATTAGAGGTTTTAGAAACTTTAGGCCATACCCATGATTTAATTTTATAGAATAAGCAATAAAATAACATTGTAATATGCCAGATAATACAACATTAGTTAATTTACAACAATTAAAAGAGCACATTGATGGTGTTGGTACCTTAGATCATCACAAGGCTGATAAAATTGATCTAGAGCCAAGTTTAATTATTCTTGGAGATGAGATTACCAATGTTCAAGCCGCTTTAGATAAGCTAAAGGATGTGGCTTTTCCAACCATTCCAGAAGCTACGGAAAATGTAAAAGGTATTATAAAAATATCTGGAGACTTAAGGAATAATAATGTTGATCTTGGTGGGGTAGCCAATCAAGAAGATGCTACTATTCCAAGAGTCAGAGGAATACAGGGCTTTCCAGTTGCTAATTTGCCTCCAGAAGATGGGGATGTGCTAACCTGGGACAGTGAATATGGTTGGTGGATGCCAAAATCAGGCTCTGGAGGCGGATATCAATACGCTACCCCTTATCAGTATGGAATAGTGAGATTATCGGATGGTTTTTATCCAGGAGATATTGGCGGATCTGCCGGAAATTTAACTATTAGAGGGCTACAGTCCTATCCATTAGATTTGCAAAATGCAGAGAATCCAGTTTATCCAGATCAATTTTTGAAATGGAATGGATCTAATTGGATAAATTCATATTTACCAAAAGCATCCCTTTCACAATATGGTGTGGTCAAGTTAGGTCATGATATTGGCGGGTCTGCCGGTGCGCTAGAGTTAATTGCCATTCAAGGAACTCCAATAGATGTATCTTGCGCTAATGATGGAGATGCAATTGTTTATAATTATGAAACCAATTCTTGGACGTGCGGCACTCCAGGAATTGGCTTTACCCTTAGCGAAGACGTTGCCCCTGGAACCAGTGGCGGAGTTAAAGTTGTTGGACTAGATAAAATACCAATCCTCCACCAAGACTGGCATGAAAATTATGACATTTTAACTTATTATAACGGTTATTGGCAAGGTATGCAAATTCCAAATGCCACTGCAAGTCAGTTTGGTAATTTAAAATTAAGAAATGATTTAGGGGGCTCTGCAAATAATCCGGTCGTGCTGGGATTATATGATAATCCCCTTGACCCAAACATGTCGTCTCCCTATCATAAACAAATCATGCAATATATTTCTTTTGAAGGGGCTGGGAATGGAAGATGGACCGCCGTTTCTTTAAATTCTGCAATTAATTTTTCAGGAGATCTCTCAGGTAGCGTAGACTCTCAACTGTGCGTTGGTTGGTATGGCAAGGAATTAGATGAATCCTTCTCCGAAGCTGTAGCTGGAGATACTCCAGTCTATGATGGAAATAAATGGATATTAAATAATGGCTCCAGTCTTCAATATGGAAATCCAGAAGTTAAAACGTTTTATAACTCAAACGTTAGGAATACTTACAAAAAATACCAATTAAGCGTTGTTTCTTATGGCTCTAGCCCTGGAACGTTCCTTAGTTATTCTATACCTGATAATACTTCGGTAATTTTTACTGGAAAAATTATTGGCAGAGTTATTAATGAAGATTTTGTGCCTCCACCAGAAGATGTTCCTGTAATCTACATGCCCAATCCAGATTCTGACGTTCAAAATTTATCAGCAGATAAAAATTTAAAGTTTGATCTAGATGATTTGCAAGCTAGTACATATTATTATAATATGGAGGCTGCTTATGAAAGAACGGATGCGACCGGTGCCGGAAGCATTGGGGTATTAAGATATGTAGATAGCGGAGATCCTCAGAATTACATGCTTTTGGTTTCCACTTATCCGGCTGTGGCTCCTGAAATAATGCAACCAACAATTTCTTTAGCCTCTCCAAATAATTTAGTAATTACCAGCGGTTATTCTGACGGTAGGGTAATAAATTGGACTTTATATTTAGAAGTTTACGAAAACGGAGTGTGATATGGAAAAATTTATTGAAACTTTTTTAAGCTGGCAGCTAATTATGTTCTGTTTATCCGTTTCTGCGGTAACTTTTGTTTTCAAAAAATTTATTACTTATGGTGTAAAAAAAGTTCGCGTTTTAAAGAAATTTAATGACTTTTGGATGGAAGTTTTAATGCCAACCATACCTGTTATTATGGGCGGATTTATGTCATATATTTTAACTAGCTATCCATTTCCTCCAGAAGCTAATGATACCTCCAGTAGAGTATTTTTTGGCATAGTTGCTGGTATGTTTTCTGGCTTGGTATATAAAATAGTAAAATCTTTTTTAACACAAAAGAAAAATCAAAATTTAGCAGAATAATTTAAGTAAAGAAGTGATTTATGAGTACCTTTCCCAATACAATAGATAATGATTTTACTTTGCCACCTGTAAATAACAATATTACAGAAATAGGTTCTGATGCTATTAATTCATTAAGAGAAGCTGTTTTTAATATTGAAAATGAAATTGGTGCATCTTCAGATCCTACATTAAAAGCTAGTGGCACTTGCCTGTCAATTGCAGAAAGATTAAATGTATCTTTGGAGCCTAATGGAAATATTAAGCCCTCAGCTTTCTTATATCTAAGTCAAATTTACGACAATAATGTTGCTAACAATGCTGGAATTCAAGAAAGCAAATTAGATTTATTTTGCGGAACAGAGGTATTGTTTAATAACTACTTAGCTGTATCTTCCGTAGCGGAAACTGCATCTAATTGGATTTTTACCGAGGGAAATAAACTACAAAATCATATTTCTGGAACGGACCCTATTACCGGGCAATTTAATCACTTTTTAACTCAAATTCATATAGCCAATTCTGAAAAATTAAAGAATAGATTTACTACGCTCAATCCAACAGATCCTTCATCCAATGGAGATTCTTTTAGAAGCAGCGTTAGTCTATTTAACTTGTTAAACGATATTAATTCTGACTATGTAATTCACCAAAAATCAGATGGCTACAAGTTAAATCAATCAACCTATATTGTAAAAACTCTTTCTGGAAAAAATTATCCATCTAATTTTGCTCACACCGCAGCCGGAGTACATTTAAATACTTCAAATTATACAGTATTTCCAACCACTATAGATAATGTTCAAAGCTTTGCGGATTATATAGATCAAAACAATGATTTGTTAGCTGGTAAAAGACCTTATAATTTATTCTCAACTGGAATTTCTAGAACTTCCAGATCTAGTTCAATGTTATTGGATGGATATGGACCCTCTGTCCTTCCCCCTAATAGAGCTACTACATATTTGTTACAAGGCTCTACTTCAATAGTTACCCCACAAGATAATCCAACTAATGGAGATGATATTATTAAATTTAAACCGCCAACAGATGCGGAGCAGTTAAAAACATTTAATAATAACTTTTCTTTAATTAAAATTGGAGATATTGTTAGGGTAAATTATGGATATGTTACTGGATTCGGAGTTGTAGAGTCTCAATTTTTAGTCAAGGAAAAAAAGTATATTCCATCAAATGGAGCCGGTAGTCCAAATTATTCAATTAGAATTGATGGTAAAAATTTACTTCATACTACAACCGCAACTGTAAGGGTAGATAGATCTTTATTAAATGTTAATAAGGGAGGCGTCCTATCAGTATCCGCAGCTCAATGTTTGGATAATGACGGTAATAATATTACTAATTTTATTCCTAGCTTAATTGTTAACCAGCCAAGAGGCGCGGTTACCATAGGTTCTGGATTTGATGCCTCTCAAATCAATAAAACAAATTATTATCTTTATTTAATTTTATATCCAGATGGCAATTTAAATAATAAAGTTGAAATGAAAGCCATAGATATTACTGGCAATAAAGGAACAACTCCCGGTAAGTATACTTTAGAGTATATTGTAAATGCAACTAATAATGCTTTTAGAAAGAAGGGATTTAATCATAGATTTTCTGCATTCTCTTATAATGGTAATTTTGGAGTTATGCTTTCCGATCCCTACAACAACGCATCTTTCTCAATTGTTGCCGGAGAGTTAAGGGACCATCAATACACGCAAGATAGCGGCGATGGCAATCATAGCAGGCCATTTAATATTATACAGTACGATTCTTCTGGAAATGTAACTACCGATCCCTTGGGCTTTGGAAAGGGGAAGGGAAATATAGCAAGTCCTTATTATTACAATAATGTTTTTGATAAAGAAGACGCTTTTAATCATCCAGTTAAAATTTTCACCACATTAAGAAGAAATAATTATTATGTCGATGGTGTTGGAATAGAGTCAGATAAGCTTGCGAAGGAGCCTACTCAGTTTGAAGATGGTTACTGGCTCGCAGAAGTTGTTTCTTATAATGATGGCAGCTTTACATATAAAATAAATAAAGATCTTAAATCCAGCGGGCTAGCCGTAGGAAAAACAATAGTTGTCCAACCATCATCGTCTACCGGAGATAATATTAATTTTGGAAGATTTATTATTTCCAATATTCAATTCAATATATGTGAAGGTGCAGAAGATCAAACATTCATAACTGTCCTTAATGGAATTCATGATACTGGAATTGCTACTCCACCAAGCACTCTGCCAATTAATAGCTTAAGTGCCGGAAGTGAGTGTAAAATTTATTTCTGTGAAGATTCTGTTGGATTAAATTTACAACACTCTTCCGGTAACTCATCCTCTACATCGTTTAAGAGATACTTTGAGGTCTATGTAGACAAGCAGGGAAAAACTTTTTCCCTTGAAAGAGCTAGATTCAATATATCTTCTAATAATATCACCTTAGAGGATGATACTATTTTAAATCATGATAATAATTTATCTGAAATTAATTTAGTAAAGGTTTCCTCAAAATTAAGAGGGCACACTAATAACTTGACTAATTTAATTTACTTAGTCATAAGTAACTATGACGAGTACGGTGAATTTGATGTCTATTTAAGATCTTATTATTCTACCTCTAGCTCTGTGCCAGATCAATATGAAGGAAAAATTGTAAAAGGTAAAAAAGGAGAAGTGGTTAGGGTTTATGATCAGTCTAATATAGATTATATAGATTTTATTATTGATTATAATGCAAATATAGATCAATTCTCTTCTGAGAAAAAAATAGCAATACAACTATTTCCAACCTTATCATTAGACCAAGAAGTGATGCTATTATCTTCGGTCCAATTAAATGGTCTAACCAATTCAATTAATAAAATAAATGATTTAAGAGATTTTGGTAATATTTCTGAAAAAGACATTTCTAACTCTTTAATTAACTACATTAATGTCGCAGAGAGAATGATTCATTCTAATGGAGTTATTAGTGGATTTGACGTTAGAAATCAATCAACTCCATCTATCTATCTTTCCGGAGGGACGGCTCTTGTAAATGGAAGAATGGTTCAAATAAATGACAAAAAAATAACCATTCCTTCAATTAAAGAATATTACGAATCATCATCTAAACCAATAACTTTATGCTTATGCGTTAACGATCAGTTGGAGTATGAATTTGTTGCAATTTTAGACTATGACTCTTCTTTTGGAAATGTTAATGGAAATAGAAGCGTTGAGGTGTATAATTATTTAACTGGAACCTCTAATACATATTTTATTAAGTCGTATTATTTTAAAGATTTAATAAAATCTTATAAGAAAATTACTCCATTATATTTAATTAATTTAAATATGACAGGAACTTCATCGAGCCCAAGCTATAATAACCCATCTTTAATGGACGTTAGAAGGTTTATTGGAAATGAATCGCTAAATGACGCCTTTGTTTGGTCGGATGAATCTAGCACCTCTATTTCTTACTTTAAAAGCTTTAATGCAATTAAAAATTGGATTAATTTTTACGGCTCTGAATCTAATGTTGTAAAAATTAGAGGCACAATTAGATTAGACGATACTGATGGATCTAATAACTTTACAAAATTTAATAGAGCCGTTGTTTTTGAAGGAGATGGCACATCAGCTGGTTTTAACATATGGAATACTGAATTTAATGTAGGCTCTTCTATTACTTTTAAAAATTTAGATATTACTTTTATTAACCCATCAGATATTACCTTATATCAAGGATCTGAAGACTCTGGCTGCATCTTTGAAAATGTAACTTTTTCTCAAGGAACTAACTATAGCGGTCATAAGCTATCTGTAACCATTAATAGTAATAATAAATTTATTAATTGTAATTTCCCCACCTCTTTAAAGACACTAAAAATCTATGACTTTAATCACTTTGAAAACTGTATTTTTCAAGAGATTTACAGCTTCTCTGACTATGAGGCAAGTTTAATTGCTATAGGAGATAGTAATAAATTTATTAATTCTAAATTTTTTCAGTTAAGATCTAATTCTGAATTTTATCTTTTAAGAAATCAAACCGGCAAATCCGGAGATGGTAATTTATTTGAAAATTGTATTTTTGAAGCCAGAGATCCAGAGCAGTACTTTTACGAAGGATTTCAGTTATCAAATAGCAACGTAATAAAGAACTGTAAGTTTATAACTGATTTTAAATTTAAAAAAAGATTATTTAGATTTAAAAATAACAATTTGTTAGACAATATCCTTTTTGGAACAGAAGATAGTGACCATTCTACTTGGAAAAATATTGTTTGCAATGGCGACTATAATGATGGAGAGTCGTCCGTAGACGCTATCTATATGGAAGGCAATAACAATGCTTTAAATAATTTAAAATGTAGGGGCATTCTTGTTAAGAATTCATCTTCGCTCTCTAATAGAGTTGCAGCTATTAATTTTTCTGGAACGGAAAACGTTTTATCAAACTCCACCATTTACAATATCTTTTCTAAAGAAAACTGTATTAGAATGACCAGCGGAAATTCAATCATAAATAATAATTTTATGAGATTGCAATCTAAAGTTGGAATTTTTCTAACTACAAATAGTCATTTGCTTAAAAATACCGTTATTAATAATAATTTAATCAATCATTCATTTATTAAAATTAATGGAGAGGAAGTCGATGCTGAATCTAGGATTAAAGCATCTGCCGGCGGAGCAATATTATTTAAAGGCGATTCTCAAAATCAAGTTCTAAATTCAACACTAAGACTTTCTAATCTTGAAATTACAAATTGTAAATTCTATAGCGAAGAGAACTTTGCCTCATATTTGCCTAATAGCATGAATGTTATGCTTTCATCAAGCGATGTAGGGGACATTAACTTTAATACCCAGCACTCCTCTAACATTCCTCCTTTTATTAATTTTTATAACTATAATGACCACCCAATAATTAAAAATATAAAAATAGAAAATTGTTATTTTAATGAATTCAAAGATGATAATAATGGTAATGAATATCACGCAGCCGTTTTCTTTGGTTCCGGCTCCACAGACGATGGCATTACTGAATTAAATGACGTTTATATATTAAATAATTCTCTCAATGGAAATAACGGTATTTTAATTGCTGGTAAAGAGGGAGAGAGTAGGTTAAGGGTGAAGAATTTACAAATCTCTAAAAATAAATCAAGATACATAAGCGCCTATGGTAGCCCAACTTCTACTGGCGGTAATATTATAATTGATGATAACGTATGCGATGCCATTTTAACTTTAAGCATCTTAGGAAGATCAATTACTGACACTGCCAGTACAACCGAATCTCTTACTATATCCAATAATAAAACTAATTTTATTGACGTTTACTCTAAAACATAATATTTAAATGGAACTATATGGCTAGCGTTAAAATTATTAATAATACTCTTAATTATCAATCCGGCAATTACCTCTATGCGTCTGGGGGAATTAGAGTCGTTGGGGGACACTGTTTAATTGAAAATAATCAGATTAAAGGTCCATACTCTTTGTGGGGGATCAAGTCAGAAGGTCCATCATCAAATATTACTGGAAATAAAGTTAATTTATTGGAGACAGATTCCGTTACTACAAATAATGGAATTGACATTGATGAGGGTGAAAACCCTTCTTCTAGTTATTATCCATCTACCATTAACTCTAACTCTATTATTGGAAAAGTTGAATTTAATTCTCTGTTAATTAGAAAGAATACTGGTAATTATTCTATTAGTGAAAATATTTTTACAGCTGCCACTCAGAATGGAATTAATTGTAATTCCATTAATCCCGCTAATATATCCAATAATACAATTAAAAATTTTACTGGAATTGGAGTTAGATTTGTCAGGGGAAATTTTCAATCTAACATAGTTTCAAAGGCAAGTTCCGAAACTGAAGTTACAGCTTTTGTGTCCGCTATTAACAAAGATGTTAATGATGAGAATATACCTAGAGGTAATACCTTTGACACATTTGTAGTAGATAATATATTTAGTCATTCTACAAATGGAGTGAACTCTCAAATAATTAAACCAGCCGTAAGTTGGTTAGTAGAAAGAAATCTTCCGGACTATAAATATACTTTCTCAGATACCTTAGATAGATTATCTAAACAAGTTTTGTCTTTAAGTTCTTCATCTACTGGAAATCCATATACCAATGATGATGGTAATACAGTTATTTATTTTAAATGTGACAACAGTCTTTCAAACTCGCCAGGACTATTAAGCGCAGATCCAGATGATGGAAGTCAGACCGCGCAACAATCTACTATTATCATGACTAATGCAACTGAAAATTCTTTTCAATCAAATATTTTTAATGAAAATGCCAAAAGATTTGAATTTAAAAATAATAGCAATTGCACAGGAATTACTAATGTAATAGATCTCACTTACTTAAATGGTCCAAAAGAAAATTCCCGCGCAATACATAGAACTGGGATTACTATAGAGACTACATTTAAAGCCTCCCTGCAAATGAATGGAGCTCCGCTAATTCAAGTAGTAAAAGAGTCAGAGGCTAATTTAAATAGAAGATTTGAAATTTTATTGGGAAGCAATAATGATGATGACGGTAATATAAATAAGTGGTTAGTTACTTATAAAAATTTAAGGGGGACTAATTCCGCCGAAAACGCCATAGAAACAAACAATTGGTCATTTGAGCGTAGCTTCTACTGTAATTTATTTGAGGTAAATCATTTTATGTTAACGGTTTTGCCTAAATATAGTAATAGTATAGATGCCGCAAGTTCCGCAGAATTTAAATTTTACATAAATGGAACTTTAGTTAATAGAGTTGACGCAGCTAATGGAAGATATTTATTTTTAAATTCAGAAAACAAATCTTATGAGCTTTTACCGGGCGGAGTGGAAGATTCTTGTTGGCAAGGAATGACAATTTATTTAGGTCATGGAGCCGGATCTGAGACTAATAGAATTGCTGGCGGGGTATCTGATATAAGAATTTCTAACACCATTAGAGATGAAGTTTATGCTAAGCAAGCTTATTCTTACGCTGCTCTTACGCTAGGCGTACAATGATAACTGCATAATTTGCCATACTATTATGGCAACTAATAATTTCTTTCGCAGCGACCTTTATAATATTTATAATATTGTACAGTCTTCTGCGGTTGTTTATCCAAAAGAAATTGTCATAGCTATTTTAAGAGATTTTTTCTCTAAAGATAGCTATTATCATTATGTAAAAGATGAGTTTGGTTTTGCTAAAACCATTGATCATACAGACCTTCCCCTAAATGCTGGCTTATTTGATAACACTACAACTAGATTGTATATTGGAGAGTATTTTAGATACGAGAGCATTTATTATCCAGCCATTTTAGTAAAGTCAAATAGCTTTAAATATGTACCAATTTCGGCTTATAGAGAAGGCGGAGCTACGGTGTACGAGTCTACTGTGTACGAAGATGCTAATGGTAATAAAAAAATAATTAATACCCCAAAATCATTTTTGTTTGCTGGCATCTGGGAAGGTCAATTATCTATTGATGTAATTACCAGATCTCTTCGAGCCAGAGACGATTTGGTAGAGTTATTAGCCATCTGCTTTTCAGACATTATGTTTGATACTCTCGTCAAGGCTGGAGTAATGGTAAAGCCTCCAAGCATTTCCTCTCCATCAGAGTCAGATGATAGAAATGATAAATTATTTAAACAAACTCTTACCATAGATATTAGAACCGAATGGAGAAGAGAGATTCCAATCAAAAATATTATTGATACAATAGTATTTTCCGTAGATTTGGCAAATGTAGAGAGCCCAGATTCTAATCCAGTAGATCCCAACTTTACTATTAATACTAAAGTTTCGCTTGCGGAAAGTATTATAAATATGTAATTATTTTTTTCATCTATAAAAACTATGCATAATAAAATATCTCTTTGTGCAAAAGCAAGTAAATATTTTGCAATATATAACAACTCCATGTAAATATTAAATAAGATTAATTTAATGTCTCTAGAGTCGGGCAAAATATGGTAAATTTATCAAAAATTATGACCAATATATATAAAAATTTTAACGGAGCGATAAAATGAGCAATATCCCAGGCGCAACAAATGTTCTTCCAGGCGTATTTACCGATGTGGTAACTGATTCAAGAGGCACAGCGGTTGCTGGTGGTTTACGCGTCCCTGCAATTATGGGTGAAGGCATAACCAATCAAACTTTAGTTTCTTATGCAATTGGAAAATCCAAAGATGGTCTTGGTCCAAACTATACAGCTTCTGGAGTTCCTAATGGAAGACGCTTTTCACTTGGACTCTTCCCCGTTGTTCCCAATAGAACAACTCTTTTTAGAAATGGAGCCCCTCTAGTTGGAATTGAGCAATCTATTAATGAACTTCCCTTTGATAATAAATATGATTATCGCTTAGATCCTACCACCGGAAAGATTGAAATGCAGGGAGCCTTCCTCCAAGATTTTGGAGGTTCTGAATATATACCCCCTCAACATGATGGGTACATGACCGACCTATCTTTAATTAGTCAAAATGCTCCCAGAGAAACTTGGAATATTAGATGCGTTGACGTTAGATTGGATAGCTCCTCTAACCCAATTATCAATACAGCTAAGTTTATCGCTGTTGGTAGCATTTCTGGTAGAAAAAAAGATTCATTAGGCAATGACGTAGTGTGGATGTCTGATGGCGTAAAAAGAGATAATGGATTTTTAGAATTTGCCATCAATCAAGGAACGGGAGATTTACTAAGAATAGGAGATACCTTTACCGTTAAGGTTCAGAGCAATCAATTAAATCCTAACGACTCTTTAACCGCTACCTACATACCAGAAAGTTTTATTAACGATCCTATACAGTTACAAGCTCTAAATGACGTGGTCCTTCGTTACGGTATTCCAAGCACTGATAACACTTTAAGCTTAGGAGCTCAATTAGCCTTTGCTAACCAAGCATCATCTATCGTCGCCTTGCAATGCAAGCCCCCAATGCCAAGAAGAACTTATGTTAAAGTTTCAGATTCTGTACAATCTAACTCTTTAAGCGAAGATGATTTTATCTTTCCCCTACCACTTGGATATCAACCAGATCTAGATTCTCAAGTTCACTTCTTTGTAACCAATACCAGCAACGAAGAAAAGCAAGTTACCCCCAATAAAACACCTTTCTATACAGTTGATGAAGATCTATCTGCATTTATTTTTGGAGAAGAGTTTAGCTATTCTGTAATTAAAAATTATGAAAATAATGCCACTATTAAGTTTGGCTTTAATGGAGAGATTTCTAGAAACACCGCGTCACCAAATTCAGGAATGGCTGGCATATTTGAAATTTCAGGATTTACTTTTACAAATAAATATGTAAATAAAATTTTAAAAATTAAAGATTCTAGCAACGTTAGCAATAATGCTGAGTATAGAATAAACTCTGTAAATTCAGGAAAGGCTTATTGTACGGTAATACAAAACGGGTCAGAGTATGCATATGAACCATCAACCAATGTAACCTCTGGACTAGTTTTACGTGCCGTAGATCCTTTAACAAATTTACCTATAACCAATGTTACAGGAGACGGATATTCCAGCACTGATGGTTATATAATTGTTAATAGTGATAATAGAAATGCTCTTTTGGGAAGAAATGATGCTCCATTTGACGCAGCCATCATAACGCTTGGCGCTAAAATAGAAATCGTCTCTGCTGGAGATGTTCAAGGGATCTGGGAAGTCTCTAATTTAGATGTCAATGGCAGATTGGAAATTAAAAAATCTGTAGAGCATGAAAGCTCATTAAATTACTCTATCTTAGACCCAGATTTAGATAGCTATTACGTCGTCGTAACTCAAGACGTTGTTCCAGATGGAAACTCTTTAAGAGTTAGCTTTGTTGATAATAAAGATAAGGACTTTTACGATCCCGGTTGGATTGATGCCCTTGAGACTCTAGAGAAAGTAAATGTTGATATAGTTGTTCCATTGCCCAAATCAACCATCTCTGTAATTTTCCAAAACGCCCTCGCTCACTGCTTATCAATGAGCAGCATTCGCAATAGAAAAGAGAGAGTTTTGTTTACTGGAGCAATTGCTGGATTAAAGCCAGTAAATCTTATTGGCTCCTCTTCTGATGGGACAAATGAGCCCGTAGCCGTTGAAGACATCGGCATTCTAGAAGGCATTCAAGGAGATAATCCTGGAGAGGTTCTTGATGGAGAAGACATTGCTAATTACTCCGTATCAGACGCCTTTGGCTCCACCTACAGATGCGTATACTTCTATCCAGATCAAATAGTAGTTCAAGCTGGGACCAGCAATGCTCTCGTTGACGGTTTCTATATTGCCGCCGCCGCTGCCGGTCACATGTCAGCCCAGCCAAGAGTTGAAGTTCCTCTCACCAACAAGATTCTTTCCGGATTCTCAATCTTAAGAGACAAGCTTTACTCTCAATTAACTCTAGAATCTTTAGCTTCTTCTGGCGTATGTACCCTACAGCCAGTTTCTGGTGGCGGTAGGGTTGTTTGGGGCATAACCACCTCTCAAAGCGGATTTGCTGAAGAGCAGGAGATTAGCATCATCTTTATTCGTGATAGGATTGCTAAGACCCTAAGAAGCAGCTTTGCTGGCTACATTGGTCAAGCTGAAAGCAAAACAACTCAGGTTACCTTGGTAGCCCAGGCAATTAGCGCTCTAAATTCCTTTGTCAGTCAAGGTCTAATTACCGCCTATGCAAACTTAACCGTCCAAAGAGATGCCTCTGATCCAAGGCAATGGAATGTTACCGTCAAGGTTCAGCCCACTTACCCAGTCAATTGGATTTATATTAAAGTTGGTGTTGGGTTAATTTAAAGATTTAATAATAAGGAAATTATTTTATGGCAACAATATCATCCGGAATTAACACTCAATCTACATTAACTTTACCAAACGGTAAAAACAAAACCAGCACTGCCTTAAGCACCAATATTCTTATTATGGTTGGTAACACTCCTGTTGGAGCGATTCAAGATTTAAGCATTGATGAGAATAGGGAAGTAAAACAAGTATATGAAGTTGGTACTGACGGCACAGTTGATTCTGCACCTAGCAAACCAGTAACTTATACCGTAAGTGCAACCAGAACTAGATTTGATAAAATGAGAGCTGCTCAAGCCTTTGGAAGAAGCTTCATTCACGTCGGATCTCAAAGATATCCTTTCGATATCCATGTGATCGACCAGCAATCTGAAGATAGTAGCAATTGGGTTACTACAGTTTTAAAAAATTGCTGGATTACCAAAATTGGATATAAGTATAACTCTACTGACTGGATCGTTAGCGAAAACATGTCTTTTTCTGTAGAATTTATTTATAGCTTCTTAGGAAATGGCTCTCCTGTTGGAGACCTTATTACGCCCAGAAACATTCCTACTTTCGTTGATCCAGGCGGATATGAGAAACAAGCTGATGTTGGCGGTCGTAGAGGTGCCCTCGATGCCCCTGGTCTAATTGATTTAGCTGGCGACGATCTCTTCTGATATTATATAAAAATATAATTAATTTAAAAGGGCGATTATTCTTTTGAGTAATTGCTCTTTAATTTTAAATCTTAAATAATTAAGATATATATCATTTAGATTTAAATTATTTAAAATTTTAAAGGAGAGTAAGATGGCAAAGATTAGTAGTGCAATAGGCTCTAAGACATACCAACAACCAATGAGGGAATTTGTGGTTGATGATTATAGCGAGCAAGATCATCAGCATTATTCTCATAGTGCAAGTGCTACTCAGCACATGCCTCAATCATCTGAAATTGATTATAGGGAGCATCTAAGAACGAGAAATGCCCAAAACCTTCAACAAGATAAAATTTCAGAAGGTGCAAAGAAAAGAATCGAAATTCTTTGTGGCATGACTCAATTGAGTAGAGAAATCCAAATTGGAGAGACTAAGTTCGTCGTTCAATCTTTAAAAAATAAACATAATAGACAAGCCCTTGCGGAAGCAATGAAATTTGATGGTACAATAGAGTTTCCTTTTGAAATTAGAAGGCAAATCCTATCTAGAGCCATTACCTTTGTTTCTGATATAGAAGTCGATATGTTTTTAGGAGATGATTCTCTTCAGGCTAAACTAAACTTTCTTGATGAGTTAGATGAAGTTGTAGTAGAAAGAATCTATCAAGAGTATCTATTGCTAAATAAAGAAATTAAAGAAAAATTTTCCATTAAAACAACAGAAGATTTGGAACAGGTATCTGAAGAACTAAAAAAATAGTAACTGAGCCGGATCATAAGTTTATTTGGTATCTTTGTAAAACTTTTGGAGTCATGCCAGATGATCCTTTAATTACAGAGATGGATCCGGTTCAAAGATCTTGGATGTTTAATAGCTGGATAGAAGACAGAAAAGAAAATATTGAATTTCAAAAAAACCACGCCTATTTGATAGGCGGATTCGCTAATCCGGCTATGTTAAGTAAAATTCTTGATAAAGATAATAATACAATCGAAAGCTCTGATGAAGCGTTTGAGAAATCTCTTGAAATTGTTAAAAGTTCTAGAAAAAATACGGAAAATAAGACATCTTTAAAGAGAAGAAGGCATAAAAAAATACAATAATATAAAAAAATAAAAACATGGCGCCAACTACCACCACTACTACTGAACCTGCTAAAGAGCCTACTTTTTCATCAACGGAAACAAGTAAAATTACCGATACTTTACAGTTAATGGGCGGTAGGCTTGAACAATTGACGGTTGTACTTTCTCAAATTGTTTCTAATAGAGGTGTTGCAGATAGGGTCAGCGGGTCTGGATCTATGGAATCGGGTACATCAAAGGCAATTGGAGCTTATTCTAATTATCCAACCGTAGCTCCATTTGCCTTAGGCATGCTTATTGGTGGAAGTAAAACAGATCCATTCGCTAATTATGGATACTCTGGACTATCTCCCGGAATGATGTCGGAGCGTGCCAATTATCAAAAATTGGCGGACGCTAAAGACCCAGCTCAAATGTTTTTAGGCGGAATATTACCTAAGGGAGTAGAATTTACTCAGAGGGCGGCAGAACAAGCAGCCATCGCCAGAAGCTTACTTCAAGTTTTAGCCACTGGAGCTGAGGCAAGAGGAGAGAGGTCTCAATTTAGAGAATCTCTTGGAAAAGATAGAATGGGGCAGGCAGCCCTAGTCCAAGATACTTTTCAACAAATAAGGGAATCTGCTCTCACTACCGGAAATGTTGATGAAACATATAGATTAGTTAATTCATTAAGTAGTTTAAAGGGAGCCTTAGGTGGCGTAGTATCTGCCACCGAAGCTGGTACTCAAAAAAATAGAAGTTTAATAACCTCTGTACAAGAAGTTGCTGAAGGTGCTGGCGTATCTTCAGAATCAATTATGGGCGCTCTAAGGACTCTTAAAGAACAGTCCAATGTTGACACTCTTGCCGGTCAAGAAAACGCCACTAAAGCTATGAAGTTTGCCGCTAGCTTAAGAACGGCTGCAGATATTGCTGGCTTATCTTATGATCAAATGGTTAGAAATGTTGGAAGTGTATCCGCCGGTCTTCAACTTATGGGTGATAATGCTCAAAGTTTATTGGGGCCAATGTCCAACCTTTCTAAAAGATTAAGAGAGTCTGGTTTAAGCGCCGAAAATGCAGCAAATTTATCCACTAAATTTACTCAAAATTTAGGTCAATTAACCATGTCTCAAAAAATGTGGATTTCTGAATTGACTGGTGGTCCTGGAGGTGCCGAAGGTGCCTTTGAAATTGAATCCATGTTTACAGAAGGTAGGGGAGGAGAAGTTTTTTCCAAGATGCAAGACGCCCTACAGCAGCAGCTAGGAGAAATAGTTACCTTAGCCGATGCTAGATCCGGAGGGGCGGAAGCTGCTGGTAAAAGATTAGAGCAATTAAGACTTTTACAGGCAACTCCTTTGGGGAAGGGCTTAAGTGACACAGAGGCTTCTAGAATGCTTGAGGGTATGGCAAGAAGAAATGTAGGTGAGCGTGATACAATTGACGCTACAGACTCTTTAACGAAAGTGACTGCTGAAGGAAGATTAGGTCTATCTCGCGCCTTTGGATATGATTCAATGGAAAAATTGGCTGAAATGCAAGCTACAGCCGATGCAGCTCCATCAGCTTATGCTATGGCAGAAAGGTTTCGTGGAAATGCACCCGGAGAAGAGTTTAAGACAAAGGTTGGTAAATTTAACGATTTAGAGCAACAAGCTACTGACATAACTCAGCGTGGCACCTATGGACCAGACCTCTCTAGAGCAACTGCAGAGAAAAGTGCCGAGACTTATAAGAAAGAATTGATTTCCATATTTAAACCAGTTGTCGATCTAATGACTGATGGTTTAAAAAAAGGAATAGCTAGTATAAAGTCAGATGCCGCAGCGTCCACTTCTGATGGTCTAAAAGCTCCAGTAAGAGCAGTTGCTGCGGTAGGAGCTCCTACTTCAACCTCAGCGTCAACCTCTGCTCAGGGAGCTGTTAGCGGAGGTTCTGGAAGCCAAATTGACGCAATTCCATTCAGGTGCCTTGACTGTCAGCAAAAATATGAAGCAAAAATGGAAGGAAAGCTATCAGATATAAAGCAAAGTATAGTTCAAGCCGCCTCCGCAGCCGGAGCTAGCCTCGCTTTACCAACATCAAGTTCATAAAAATAGAGTAATTAAATGGTAAATTTTTTAGATAAATCAGGTAAATTTTTAGATAAAGCGACCAATAGTCTTAACGATCTTACAAGCGCCCTTTCCGGAGGCTCTTCTTCTAAAGGCTTTAGCGCCCCCAACGTTCCAGCTTCAGACGTTGGATTACCATTTTCTAAAGTACCCTACGGAGCCACTACCCCACCCACTAGCAAGCGCCATTTAATTCATTGGTTTGTACCCAATATGGGCGTTGTAAAGATGTTTGTTAATCCAGAGAGCTTAACAATTAAAAGCACCAAGTCCGTCACCCCAACTAAAACCAAAGGAGGCTTCTCTTTACAATACTGGGGAGAAGAGCTAGAAACCATTACTATTGCAGGGACAACTGGAAGTTCAGGAATTGAAGGTATCAATGCTTTATATGAGGTTTATAGATCTGAACAGTATACTTTTGATGCTGTGGGCTTGACCTTATCTAGTAACAACGCCACTCAAAATACAGCTAATAATTTGGCTAATTTAATTGGTGGAGGAATTGGAGGAGCAGTTGGTGGATTAATTTCAAATGCTCTTTCTCC